GAGGAGCAACACTTCCCACTGGGCACGCTACGATATACGCGGGCGGATTCTGAGACTGCATGGCCCAGCTGCGATCTAAACCGTTAGTCGTAAGACCGGTAATACTTTCATTCCCAAAGATATAAGGGCGGATCTCCTCGCTGATGATCCGATCTTCTACTCCATCATATAAAGCGAAGCCCTTATGCGTGAGACGAATAATACCGAACCCGCTGATGAACTGAATGGTTCGGGGCGCTACACAACCCATATCCGTCTTCACTCGTTGAACGTTCGTATTATCGCTGAGTCCCAGGAAGCCCGTAATCTGATACGTGCTGAAGTTCTTAAACGCTACCAGCGTTTGAGTGGGGGCGATGCCGGTTTCAGCAATGGTGAACGTACTTAGGCCCATTCCTACCTGCCCATCGCCGCGTCCCAGAAATGTCTGATCAGCTGAAAGCCACGACCCCAGGGGGTTCGCCGGATCGCTGTGCCGCAGAGACGACGGTCCATCCAAAGTAGTTTCAGAAAGGCTCGTATTCCATAACCATAACGACCCCAGATGAAACGCTCCGTGAAAGGCGCCCGGAGGAAGGACTTGTCCGCCGGTAGCGGTTACAGGAGTTAACGACACCCCGTCCCACATCCGCGGCGTATCCGCTCCTACTATAAAGATTTCTTTATCATACACAGTCAAAGACTGCGGTGTAGGAGTGACGGCGTTCGGTACGCTATTCAGATCTCCCACAAAATTCCAGGGGGTGAAGTCTGTCCGATACAGCTTCAGCGTGGGGATAATTCCTTCGGCAGTGGGGGGACTGGTGATAACGTACGGAATGGGAGCAGCGCCGGTTTTATTAAACTGACCGATCAACGCTACGGGACCGGCAGCGCCGGTTCCGGTACTCTGAACCGTATAGCCATCGCGCGTAGTTAGCGCGCCGTGCTCGTCCAGAATGAGGTTACGGATGCGCGGACATTGCTTAGGCCCGATAAGATAGGGGCTCGCGACGGCGTTGATGCCGCCGCTGAAGTCAAACTGAGATAAGGCCGACTTAGCCACTCATGCCTCTCTATCTAAATGCCACAGGATGTGCTGATCAAGTTTTGCTTCAATTCGATCTACGGAAGCTTGTATGTGATGAAGCTCGTTATAGCGGATCTTCCATAAGAAGCGAAAGATGGGAACGAAAACGCCAGCAAGAAGCCCGCCCACAGCAGCTATTGCGGCGTCTATCTCCGGCCATGAAATTTTCATGTCACATAGACGCGCCCTTCGTAAAGCTCCGGCCCGATGGGAGCGGAGCGAACCTGGAGACCCTGACGCAAGCCCTTGATCTGCGCCTTACTGCTCAAATCATCTACCAATTTCAAGAATAGCTGCATCAGGTTCTGACTGTCAGCCATTTCCTGTTCGGCGGCTTTCACCTTACTCATGACATACAGTTCCAGCAGGGGCCACAAGCCCTGCGGTATTTCAATAATGTCATCCACCCCCGTTAACGGACGCGGCAGACGGAAGCATTTAAAGAATATGTTACATTCCCTGACGGTAGCTCCGTTAAGATGAACGGCGGGAAGTGTACTTCCCTGTCCCCGGAGAAGCAACTGAAGAGCCGAGGTAGCAACCGTTTGATACGACAGTAACTCATCTTCTATCCGCAGGAACCCGTACTCCTGAAAGCCAGCAGAGGACGCAACACTCATACCGTCCACGTTATCCACGCTTAAATCAGCGGTGAGCGGCGTAACGGTGCCGTTCCTGTTACTCGCGGGCCATACATAAAAACGGGGATTAGCATGAATACTATGTGGGCCAAACCACCAGGACTGCCCCACTACCTTGCTGGTGAAGAGATTGTCAGCCTCAGCCGAGCGAGTTAATGGCTGTAGGTCGTACCATGCCTGCTCAATGCTGGTGATAAAGGATGGTAGTTCGTAAATATAACGGCCCGTAACGCTGGGGAGGGCGTACCAATCCTGAATTACATCGGCTTTACTAGCCAGAACGCGGGACGCGTCATTCAACCAGATAAGCAAGGTCCGCAGGGTGAAGGCGGCGCCATCTTCAGCGGGGTCATTCGTGGGATCAGGAATCTGCTGACGAATGCTCTCTATGATATTCCGGGCTGTGTTATTGGTAAGAAGGGTTGCGGGTGTTGGCATTAACTAATCCTCCGCCACCTTAGCGAAATTGCGTCATACCAAAATGAGACACTGTTATTCTGAGGTAAGGTAATATTGTTTCCGTCATAAGTGAGGAAACGATTACCCGCCGTGGAGGCTCCTTCGTGAGTCAGGACAACTGAAGTAGGACCTGCGTTTAAAAGGAGTATCTTTTGGTTAACCTGCCGAGGAACAACCCCCGTAAGGACCGGAGTACTACTTCCGGTTATTCTCCACAGATCTTGATTGGGTGACGTTAGGTTGTTTACAGTACCCACGATTGCTACTTCTACCGGAGTGCAATAGTCATACATCTCCAGATCTACAGTGTTAGCCGGAACAAAGGAATAACCGGTCTTGGTTAAGACCGCGCTATACCGCCCGTTAGGACAATAGAATTCGTAACTCCCATCAGCGTCGGTAAGGAAGGGGTTAGCTTTTACAGAGAACCAGTTGTCACTATAAAGTGTGGCAAGCGTGAGAGTATTAAAATAGTACACAGCTACTGAAGTATTGGCCAGAGCATTTCCGGCCGTATCTTGCGCTACGCTCCTGAAGTTCCGCACCAATAATTCCTTTGATTTAGAATACCGGGGGCTTCGGAAGGAAACCCCCGGTGTGTTACTTAGACCGCTTCGATAACGTAATCGTAAGCGTAGGTATGGCCGGTACCGGACACTGTGTTAAGAACGATCTTAGCATAGCGGAATCCAGTGTTTGACCAAGCCTCAATATCGAACAGATACGCATCCGCTCCGGAAGTTACTCCGAAGTTACCGGTCGTATGTACAACTTCTACCGAATCCATGGCCACTGCGTTGTCCACATGAAGACTGATAGACGCGACAGGGGTTGAGCCCGAAAACGTCTTTAGCCTAAGCCTTAGACGAATGTTCTTCAGATCTGCTACTCCCAAGTCCAAGACCCCGGAAGTAGCAGTTAGATCAGCCGCCGTTAGCCGAGCTACCGGAGGGCTTGCAACAAACCCAGCATTACGTAGTGCCAGGTTAGTAATAGTCTGAGCCATTTAAATAGCCCCTCCTTAACCTGTGATGCCCGTGATAACAGTGTGCATCCGGGGGTTCAAAATGGCCAGGTTAAGGGTCACGAAGATCCCACTGATGAGTACACGCTGGTTGGACGGGCGGATAAATGGATCAATTACAAAGTAGTCCTTATCTAGGAAGTACAGACAAATGTACTTCTCGTTAAGAACATACGCGGTCTGAGCAGGCACGAAGAAGTCATGCAGCACTACCGCGTTATTCAACATCAAGTGACGCTTAAAGCCCATACGGGTAGTCTCTTCGTCCCGCTCGTACTGAATACGAGGCACTAGGAGATTCCAGTACTGATTAAAAATAGCCTGTGTAGTCAGGATGGTTCCGGGCTCTTCGTTCCCGAAGGTCACGTTACCATATGCTGTCTGCATGGTTGATAGCTCAAGGGGTCCGCCTTCTGCTACAGCGGCTCCTGCGCTACCTCCCGGCTTCCAAAACGCATTAGCCGCCACGCTTCTGTCGATACCGGCATACGTATTGGTGAAGCTACCTACACCGTCCACCAGGCTATCCATGTCCAGGCTGGTATTCTGAGGGGTAACATCATAAGCGGCTCGGCTGAGCTTCTGAAGAAGAGAAGCCATTGCGACTTCTTCCTTCACCTTAATGAGGTCAAGAACCTTAGTTTCCCCACCATTGAACAGAACGTCCGTATACGGCACAACAATGGACTGGTAGTAATGCTTCCACTGCCACTCCGCGGGCTGCACTGAATCAACAATCGTGGTGTCTAGGACGTTTGCGCCCCAGTACGCTCCACCAGTCGTCTCTTCCGCCGCTGAGATCGGCACCACAATAGAAGCCGCACCGTCCTGCTTAATTCCCAGACGGGTTAGCCTCCACCAGGTCGGAGACGGATTAGCCCACGCGTCTACGAGCTGCTTCCGGAAGTACTTCTGAGTTACGGCGTTCGCCGTATTCACTAGTGACACAGGAGGCTGTGACACACTTACGCCAACTGCCATTTGAAGATCTCCTTTAGATTATCCTACTTGTCGGAATGTGCTCATAATCTCCGGATCACGAATAGCCGCATTAAGGGCTTCCTCTAGATTCTTGGGGCCGTTCTCTTCCACGATGCCAAACGCCCTACGGGTGGGGATAGCTGGCTGCAGGAACTCCTGCTTGGCCTGGTCACGGCCTTTCTCTATTCCCTCTTCCATACCCTTCTTCCGGGCTTCCTTAAGCTTATCCTCGTACCGGAGTGCCTTATACGCCACATCCAGACGGGGGACTTGAGTTTGTTTAGCGTAATCAATAAGCTCTTCCACATCCAGGTTGGGATCGTCTTCCTTCAGCTTAAGAAGCATGGCGCGGTGCTGTCGCTCATAATCCAATAGCTTCAAGCGTTTCTGCTCTTCCGCTAAGGATTCTGCGGCATTGCCAAACTTCTCTAACTTCTCTTCCAACGACTCCAGCTTCTTATTAAGCTTAGAATAGGCAGGGTTATCACGCGCTTCATCTTCAGCTTCGTCCTTGGTCATGCCGGGGTTCGCTGTCATGATTTGCCGAGCGAGATCGTTAAGCTTACCTTCGGCCTCTAACCGCGCGTATTCCCACTCAGATCGCTCCTGCTCAAGCTCTTTCCTGTGGCGAGCTATATCGGTTGTCTTTTTCGTGTAGTCCTGTTGACGCATCCACCCCTGACGGAGTTCCCCTACAGTGGTTTCGGCGTCATTGATCGTGATCTTTTGATCATCAGCTACGTCTTTGTTATTCAGAAGGTCTACTAATGAAGCCAAGTGTTCAGTCCTTTTCCTGAGTCACGGGTCATTTATCCCGGAAGGGGATGCCCGATGGGTGTCAGTGAGGTTACGATTCCTTGCGGAGTATCGCTTACATGCCGCCCGGAACTTGCATGCCGCCACTCATCATGGCGGGAGGAAGCTCGGGAGGAGTCTCTTTATGCATATTTAATCGCGTATCTACCAGTTGCCGACCAACCGTATGCAAGTCCTTAGCTAACTTAGGATTCCATTGGTTGATGATTGGCAGACAATTCATAACCAGCTTATGCGCCAGTTCCAGCGCCTCATCTACCTTCGTGAGGGCGGTTGTCTCGTTCGCATCTCCGCCGGGATTCATCTGCTGTAACGCGGCCATACCGTCCGAGCCTGGCTGTTCGCCGCCCATAGGTACGGTAGGAGGCTGCTCCGGTTGAGCGCCCCCGCTCATGGCCGCTAATGCCATTCTCGGGTCCGGTATGGCCATTTGTTACTTACCCCTTACATAGCCCAGAGGGTCGGGAACGCTCTTCGCGTCCGGTACACCACTTACCTTCTCGCCCCCGAGACTGTCGCCCATAGGAGTCCGTAGAGGACCCCAGAGCTTCTCTTTCTTTCCACCAGTGCTTTCAGCCATCTGATGAACCTCCTTTAGATTCGCCCCGCTTAGTAGCGGGGACGGCCCTTCCGAGCTTTAGCTCGGGGGGACTTCCGTGCAAACTCACGAAGCTGAGATTCCTTCATTCCCGTCTCCGTCTTTTCTCCGGCACGCAGCTTTCCCAGCTCCATGCCCATATAACGCTGCTGCTTGTTAGAGACGGAAGGCATGATTAGCCTTCCTGAGCCGCAGCCGTCTTAAGTGACTGAGCAAATCGTTTCAGGCCGTCACGCTGAGATCGGCCGTCAATATCCTTCGCCGAGATCTCATAAGAAACTTTCTTTCCATCCGAGACACCGGTTACTTGATACCACTCGCCGGACTTCTTAACCTCAGTGATTGTTTCGCTCATAAAAGTATCCTCACTACCCGCTTGGTAGTAATTAAAGTCATATAGCCCTGCCCATCTTTGACCGTGTGGATCATCTCGTCCGGTTCCACCTGAAACAATACTTCAGTGTTACCGCGGGGGGATGCTGTTTTATTGGGTCGTAGTTGGCGAACGTTAGACGGCACAGGTACTTCTTCTTCTACGGGAACAGGCACAGCCTGCATAACACTTTGGCATACAGTACACAGCGGAGGAGTATCGCCCGAAACAAGCGGAGCAGCGCCCCCGTCGGTAGAAACAAAGTCTGCAGGGCCAGGTCTGTCGCCTTTTTGAAAAGCGCGGGTTGATTGATAGCGGGTTTCTTTACAGATATCGCAGTTTATATGTATGTAAAAAGAAGGTTCCAAGATTTACTTTCCTGCTTGCTTCTCAGCTATCTTAGCCTGAGCCGCAGCTGCTTCCGCCTGATTAAGACGCCGTGCCACGGACTCCCAGTCCGGCCAGCCGATAGTCTCTAAGAGGCTGTGACGGTCGATTGCATGCAGACGGTACAACGCAAGACTCAACCGCTTGAGCATGGTGTTACTCATGATCTGGAACGAAGCGGGGTCTACATATACGGAGTACTCATGATCCTCCGGTAATGGCGTCCAGACCACCGGCTTAAAGCTTTCGCCTTCCACTGCAGGGATAGCCCGGGGGGTGGTGTAGTGTCGGGCCATCATGTTCAGAAGAACTTCAGCTATCCGCTGAACCGTGAAATACAGCATGCGGGCACGCAGCCTGGTCGGCCCCTGAGACTGGCTGATTTCTGTCTCAGTCATTTCCGCACTTACGTTACCCTTACCGCCCGTCCCCTGACGGCTATCCGGAAATCCCAGGATGCGCCGCTGCAAGTTCAAGAGCCGTTCCGGCGCCTGAATCATATCCGGAGGCATGGGGTTGGGGTACTTAATATCAAAGGTACTACCCGGATTAATCTGTACGATCTGCGCCGGTATCCCGGCGAAGCTTTCCCAGTCCAGGCCCGTATTCGTTGTAGCAACGACGATGCCGTTGTTTAACCGGATCGCATTCTCTACTACGCCACTCTGCAGCTTATCCGCCGCGAGCTGAAGCTCGCCGGTCTGCTGCACGAATCCCGTGCCCCAGAACTTACTAAGGGTAGGCTCAAGCGTTACTCGGATGATGCCAAAATCGTCATTGGGATTAGGACCGTCGAAGAGAATCTTTCCATTCGCCCCTACGATGCGTCTGCCTGTAGGATACTTCTTCCGCTGGAAAGAACGGGTCATTATAGCGCCATTGTCATCTAGCATGGGCTTACCGCTAGCACTCATCACCACATCGTGATCGGTTTCGGTCTTATCGTCATAAATAACGCAGTCCAGAAGCCGCACGCGGGCTTTCTTATATCCGGTACTCCCACCTAACACAGAGCCGGACTCCGTGAGGGGGCCGGTGTATTCGTGTACATTAAAACGGGTGTGACTAAGAGTATTATTCTCTGAGGCGACTATGGAGAAGTTATCGTCCGGTTCCAGCTCTTTAGAAGTCAGGGGAAATAAACGCTTAACCTCGGCCAGGTCTAGGACGGACTCATGAATAACATACTGCCATCCGCGGTCGTCAATTGCATCGGGGTCCGGTAAAATGTTCCTCGGATCTTCTGATGAGACAACTATGTCTCCCCTTCCGCGTCCCGCACTCGGGTCGAACTGAAATCGAAGAAAGCCCGTCCCGCAGATTAATGCCCATACGATGGCGTTCATGAGCTTCATGTCAATTTGCTCACGCGCCCAAATCGCATGAATGGCCCGCTCCGCAGTCTCATCCCGACCAGCGGTTCGCAAGTCGCGGGTTACATAAATCCGCAAGTTGGCGTCGGTAAGGTCGCTCGCTTCGCTGAGAATTAATGTACGAAGCTCATTTATTACTACGGGAGGTTTGAAGGAAGGCATGACGGACGGCCAATGCTGCCCATCATAAATATTAAGACGACCATCAAACTTATCGAACTGTGCATCCTTATTTCGAATCTTAGCAGATTCGTTTGCCATGCTGCTTAACCAATTAAACAGACGTAGCTCCTTTTCTGAAGGAGCTAAGAGCACATCGGTAGTTTGACGGTCAGCCATTAAATTAGATTATACGCATTCTGAAATACTGCTGTACTAACTGTAGCAGTGTTTCGTCTCTAATTTCGTACATAAAATCTTCGGTCATCTCAGACACGATATCCCTCACAAAATCTCCCGGCTCCCGATTTCTTCCGAACGCAATATTGATAAACTTCTGTCGCAATGGTTCAGGCAGCAAGTTCACTTCCGCCGGGGTAATTACCCTATCGGATGCGGCGAAGCCAATTGGGGGGCTGGTCCAGACCGTGTTCTCGATTGAACTGAGCGACGTGATGCTTGCAGGCGTAGAAGATTGCGGGTTCTTCTTGAGGGTTTCGATCGGGTCCGTGTCCGTAGCAGACGTGTCTGAGGTAGGCTCCGGTGTTGTGTCCTGCCAAGACACCTTTGGAGTCACATGCTTCACCAGTCTTTTCATCAACCCAGTTACACGCCCACTCATCGTGCTTGGTGGGGATGGTTCGCTTGAAGGGGACGACAACATTCATTTAAACTCCTTAATCCCAAACTATTACAACAGTTGCAGAAGAACCCGTTGCCAGAACAGCGGTTAATCCCGTGGTGAAACGGATATCCAACCGCATTGATTGCCCAAGGAGTCCGCTCGTGGTAGTGTTAAAGTCTGCAATGACCGTTCCGCTGCCTGCGGTATTATCATATAGTGTCAGACTATTTGACGATCCTCCACTGGCAGTGATAGTAACTGAGCGGAGAATACCGGCACCGGTTTTAATAACCGTGGTGCCGTTGGCAGTCAACCGCGTGGACGAACTTCCTACATCAGACGTACCCATTGCCTCAACACCGGTTGCTACGTTTCGTGTTACACCCATTAAGCTTTCTCCGCGTATTTATCAAGGTTAGCTGCGTCAATAAGACGACCGGCTCCACAGTACCCACACAAGAAAGCCCAATGGCCGGGATGATTAAGCACTGCCGGATGACGTTCGCCTACCGGAGTCATATCATGTCCGCACGGACGGTCGTTCGGAAGAATGGCTTGACACTTAAGGTTCTTATAACGACGAGCCATTTACATCTGCATCCAGTTCTTAGTAGCTTGTGTTGCCTTTTTCTTAAGCAGCATTCGTATTCTGTTTTGAGCCATCTTACTTGGTTCCGACACATCAATAATACGAATCCCAGAGGGATCGGTTTCGGACATTTCCGGCATCCAGTACGCCGCGCGCAGAGCCCCGTGATTTTCCTCACCCGATCTGAGAGCGAGAAGCAGAGCTAATACCCGATCATCGTGGCCCGCACTGGCTTCGTATTTACCGCTGTCTTGTTTGCTGAAGTGCTTAATCTCGTCCAAGGTGGCCTCGTCATGGATGGTCAGGAGACCGCGGTTAATGGCTCTCCGGCCTGATTCAATCAGAAGCGGTCGGCTGTATACGTTGGTATCCCAGCCGTACAGGCGTGACGGATGCGTTCTTACGTGATCGGCTTTACCCTTCCAGGGATGAAGCCGGGGATAGAAGATGGTCCGCAGCAGATAATCTTGAACCGCATATCCGGTTGACTTTACTTCAATGTTGATCATGGCGGTATTATACCATTTCCCCAACTTAGCCAACAGATGTGCGAGGTCCCAGGGCTGGATAGTGCCGTGAATAACGGCCACCTGTTCCAGATCAGTCATGTCCACAACTTGGGCGCAGGCATAATCGCCGCCCTTAATACCCTCTGCCGTATCCACTCCTATGTAATAAGCGTGATTGCTAATGGGCTCGTTCCACACCATAACTTCGCCCTTGGGCATGCGGACGAACTTGTTGTCCACCATCGTACCGCGCAGTTTAGGAGGCCGGATGTTCTTAGCTTGTTTTAAGATCGCCAGGGGATCAAAGGCAGGAAGACCCGTACTGATGAACGCTTCCTGCGGAGTACTGGGATACTCCTGATGAAAGAGATCCGTGCTTCCTAGCTTGGTCGCGATGATATCGCGCCTCCACGCCAGAGAATGCCCATCAAGCCCCATATCTCCCCACGTTTCGATCAGCAGCTTCTCTTCATCATCCCAATCGGCTTCCAAAATGAGCCCCTCTGCTCTGTACTTGGGCATGATAAACCAGGGGAGGAAGACGGGTATAAGGCTACTTCGGCCGGAAACTGCAGCCTTCCACTGTTCGTAAAAGACAGCTCCCGGTCCCGCAAGCCCGTTAGCTGTACTTTCCAAGACCCAGAGGGTGTTAGGGAGATTTGGGATCGCCTGGAAGAGACCGGCCATAATATCTGACCCGTGCTGCCAGAAAGCAACTTCTGAACAGTGTACACACGTTTGAGTAGTGCCGCGACCTTTAGCTGCGTTTCCTGCAGAGATAACCCGGAAGTTACTGGTGCCGCCGGGGAGTTCGAAAACGATTTCTTTAGCTTTTGAAGGTTTGAACTTAGGAAGCGGTAAATGATCGTAAAACCTCTTGGCCATGCCAAAGATGGCACCCGCGCTGTCCAGGTCCTGCGCGATGATAAGGCTGTTAGTATTCGGCTGTTCAATTGTGCGAATGAAGGTCAGGTTCTCAAAGAATGTGGTAGCGTACACCTGACGGGACTTCAGCACTATGAACCAAAGCTTTTCATTCAGGTCCAGCTGAGGAGCAACAAACTTCCACAGGAGCTTCTGACTATCGGAGAAACGCATCGGGACAAGACGGCCGGACTCATCCCGGATTATTTGGCCTTCCATCGCACGGCGATAACGCGCCGCGCGGCCTGCGTTTAGTAGGAAAGCTTCTTCAGACATTACTCTCCAGCAGCCACATCCGTTAGATTAACTATGCAGGTAAACTGGGAGTACGTGGTTTGCTGATGAACCGCCCAATCCCAAGTAACACGTAACTGCGGACCCTCAACTACCTGCGTGACGGCCCCGCGGGTTCCCGCCAGAACATAAGTCCTACCGTCATCTGCGACAATCTGTCGAATGGCACGTACAGTCATAAGGGCTCCTTTACTTAAGCTTAGGCTCGTCGTCCATCTCTGCAAGCCGCTCAACACGGGCTAACACCGGGGCCTTCGTTGGTGCGTGCTGTAGATCCGGACCTTCCGTCATATCCCGCGGTCCCAGCATAAAACTATTACCCGTGGCACAATCGGGAGTGTAGCGTTTACCGTATGCCTTTTCCATTAAGATGCCTCCTCTGACTCCGCTCCGGGCTCGGCTTCCATTTCGCCGTACGCATCCGGAGATACTTCCACTTTACCCTTAAGGTAATCCTGAAATTCCTGCCACTGATCTTTGTCGTGCTTCGCCTTAGGTTTATCCGCTTGGACCTGCGCAAACAAAGCATGGCGATCCATCTCAATCACTAGTTTTAACGCGCTGTACGCGTTCACGCCTTTGGAAATGAACTCTTCCCAGTCCGTGAGCAGACGATCACGTAAATGCTCAAAACCCGCAATCCGACTTTCCCGCATAATGGCGGGTACATCTTTTAACATCCGGCCTTCGTCATTCATGCCGAGATCTCCGCATCAGAAAGCCAGCGAGTTCGCCTTTGCTTACTCTCAACGGCTGCTACTGCCTGGTCATTCAGGAACACTGCCTGCCGATTCTTAATTTCCATGGCCATCTCGCGCTTAAAATCTCCCAAAGCCGTATGTAACGCCTGAATGTCGGCCCGCATCACCTTCCAGGGCTGATAAACGTACCGATAAATGACGTAACCGGTCCCCGCAGTAAGAAGAAGCTGATCCGCAGCTAAGATACCGACCGTAAAACTCAGAAAGTCCACTATTTAGCCCTTCAGAATACGTTTTACGCGAACGAATAGGCGCTTATACTCAGGCGATGACAGAATTTCCCGTACCTGAGCAGGGTTTACGTTAAAAAGATCGCCCAAATTGCAGGGAGAAGGCTCTTCCGGGGCAGGCGGCGGAGCAGGTACATCCTTTACAATGATCCCCACGGTTTCCCACCCAGTAATCACCGCGTTTTTTAAGGTAGGATCGGCTTCGGTGCGACCAAAAGCAGCGATTTCATTTGCCGACGCAACGGTTGCTTCGGCGAACTGCTGAAAAGTGAAATTCTTCGTCACTTTATTAGCGATGGCATGATACCAAACAGCTCCAATACCCGCATACGCATAGCCTCCCAGGATTTTAGCGGCAATTACAAACGCGCGGTTAGGAATCCCGCTGTTAATATGTACGCCACCATTGTCACTGGTAGTTTTGACATAACGGTCCATGTGATTAGGCTGCGGATCACGCCCGATTACGGGATCATCATACGCAGTCCCGGGGTTCTCCATATCACGGAGGGCTTTTCCCTCCACCTTACCCGTTACCAGCGCGGCTCCAATCAGCCAGGAAGCCTCCTCGGCTGTTTGCCGCTGAGCGTACTGCTCAGTGAGGGCACCGAAAACATCGCTTACGTGCTCGTTAAGAGCACCGCTTTGGTTACGATACACCAAGCCTGACGTGTACTCAGTCACTCCGTGAGTAAGCTCGTGCCCAATAACGCTAAGATCGCTGGTAAAGCGGTTAAAAATCTTACCATCACCATATACCATCTGAGTTCCGTCCCAGAAGGCATTGTCAAATCCCTTTCCGTAATGAACAGAGCTTTTTAGAAGCGCATTCTTACCGTCAAAAGAGTCCCGGCCGTACAGGTCGTGAAAGAGTTTGTATGTGAGACCTGCCGCATCATAAGCTTCGGAAACGGTTTCGTCTTCCGTATCCGGTTCATCCTCCCTGCGGACTAAAGTTCCGGGCAGAGAGGTACGGTTTTTACAGTCATAAACCTCACGCGTTTCTCCGACTTGTGGCTCCACCGCTTTCGGACGCTTCGCACGCAGCGCTTCACTGGCAATCAAGGTCGCCTTAGCAGCAGCTTTTATCTCCCGGGAACCGTTCTTTATCGCGTTGCGGAGTACGTAAGGCGGAATGAATGAGGGCACGGGCAAGACTAAGACCTC